CCCCTATATGCCTTCATGAATCGATTGGATAAAATGTCGAACATTGCATTCATCGAAACTTGGGGGAATTCATGCCAAGATGCTTCTTTGTATACATAGAACGAGTTCTTGTGCGAGAACGCAGTAATCGGCAAATCCAGATTATCAAATAGTGCAAATACACCATCGACAATACTTCCTTCAAAAACCGCTTCTAAATGTCTTGGCTGAACGACCAACATCTTCATCATTTCTGGGTAATCCATGGTCGGAAAATGGTGGTTGTTCAAGTAATCAATGACATTGATTTTGCTTTTCTCTCTTCTGACAAATTTGCGAAGTTCCTCCACCTCCTTTTCCAAATGATGGTTTCTAGCCATAAGATGCTTGACTAGTTCAAACATTATGCGGGGACTGGGAATAGGGTCATCTGTCAAATCAATGTTTTCTTTGAGCTCGTCCTTTCGTTTATCGACGAACTCGCAACAAACGGAATGTTCGTCGTGTTGTTTTTTATATTTAAACCCGGTTTCGCAAAACTCGCAAATATACATTATAATAGAATTGTTTAATAATTTGTGATATCCTTGGGGGTTTTTATTTCAATTTTAAAGGGAACTACGTTCCCCTTTAACCCCTCCTTTATTTTAAGGTTTGCCGAATACCTTTGGTTCCATTTATATATATGAATTCGCTCGTGTTTAGCAAATCGAAGGAAGGAACTGTGCACAAGGTTGTTACAACAACAACAACAATAATTAATCAAACGATTACATCTGGTTTGTCATACAATATGATTGACCGTTTGGCCAATTCTTCCAAATGTGGAAAATGCCGGGGTGCAAAATAGTATCAATAATGTATATAATGTTTGAGAACTTTTCGAAATTCTTTGCTGAAAAAAAGAATATACATATTTTTATTGCAGCTTTAGTTATTCTCGGTGGAATTTTTATTTTGAAGAGAGTCGGATTATATGAGGGGATGGAGCCAAACGCGGATTCAGCGGACGCGTACACCGCAGAAGTAAACAAAACTCCCGGCACGGTAAAACGACAATAATTTTGTATCTTAATAATATAAATGAGTAGTTATTATTACGATGTTTTAGAACCCAGTGTGCAACAGCAGGGAAGCCATATGATTATGAAGAATGTTAGTAAAACACTGAAAGAGAAGATTGTCAATATTGATACCAAATATCGGCCCAATTACGATTATACTTCGTATGCTTCTTCCAACATGGTGTTTGGAGAGAAACTGTCTGAGGTCCGTTCCTTGGAGGTTCTCTCCATTGATGTCCCCATGACTTTCTACAACATTTACGGAAACAACGATTGTTTGCAGAACGGCAACAACTATTTGAGAATCAAGAATGGTGGTGCATCCAAGATTTTGACGCTGACCCCCAACTATTACACGGATGTTTCTTTTGTTGCAGAGATAAACAGTCAACTCCAAAATCTGAGTTTGGCTACCGACATCTCTTATAGTGTGGTGAACAATAAGTCTTTTTTCAAATCCAAGGTAAGCACATATTCTCTCGCGACCAATGTGGATATGTGCGGAAATGTGTATGAACTAAATAATCAAAACAACCTTGGTTGGACTCTTGGATTTAGAGACACTTCTTACAATTTGACAACTTCTGGCATTACTTCTGAATGCAATTTGAACTTGAAGACTCCTCGCCATTTGTTTCTAGCGCTGAACGAGTTCTCTCAGGGTAACTCCAATTCATTTGTGTCACCCTTAGAGAAAACAAACCAGAGTAAAAACATCATTGCCAAAATATCGATTCCTCCCACCGCCAAATTTGGCGAGACCTTGTGTGTCAACAAGGCCAATGGATTATTGGTGTCTGAGGTTCGAAAATATTTAGAAAAGGTCAATATACAGAGAATGAATTTGCAGCTCTTAGATGATGCGGGTCAGATAATCAATTTGAATGGTGCGGATTTCTCTGTGTGTTTACGGTTGGTTCATGAATAAGGGAACCGTAGGTTCCCTTATGATCCCTCCTTTTTTTTAATATAGTCCTTCATTTTCCAAGCCATCTTCATTACCCCCCCTCTCTAAGAATCTGTTTGCGATATATATATACCAATGGTCGGCGCAAGTATATTACCTGCTTGTTTTTACAAGGGCGAACTTTATTTCTTGTTCGGAAAAGAAAACAGCCTGGCCGACACTCCCGGATGGTCCGATTTCGGCGGGGGCGTCGACAAGGGCGAAACCATTTATGGAACGGCATTGAGAGAAGGCGGTGAGGAGCTCACTGGTTTTTTGGGCGACGGGAAACAAATCGGTTCACTAATTAAGAAGTCGGGTGGTGTTTACAAGATGCAATATGAGACCTATCACATCCACCTGTTCAACTTGGATTATAATACCGATTTGGTAAAACATTATAATGATAACCACCAATTCTTGTGGCAACGCATGAACAAGAAGTTTCTGACAAATACCAAGCTGTTTGAAAAAATAGAAATCAAATGGTTCTCATTGAGAGAAATGAAAAAACGCAGAAACGAGTTTCGTAATTTTTACCGAAACGTGGTGGACCTTATTTTGAAAGAAGAGTCAAACATTCGCCGATTTTTGTCGAAAAAATGTTCTACTAGAAGACGAAGACGCTCTCTACAAAAAACGCAAAAGAAAACGTTGTGGTTCTAGATTTGTTTGACGTTATATTTAGTAAAGGAAACATACGGTTACTCATTTTGAACCTTCAAAATGAGCAATTAGCAACACTTATAAGTGCCCAAAAAGTGTGATAGGTTGGTTCCTCTAAGGGAAGGGGTCATAGGGCGTAAGCTTCGCTGAATACCCGTAGGTTTCCCCTAATTTATATGAATATAACATATACATATAAATAAATGTCGTGGAAAAAATATGGCGGAACCAATAAATTAGATAAACTCAATAATATCAGCGTAAACACAATTGTTACTGACAAATTTACATTAAAAAATTTCTACGTAGGTGACTGGGATATTTGTGGAGGGCTCAAAGCAAAAGATGATGCATATTTGATGAAAGATTTGTATGTTGCTGGCGATATTTCTTGTCAAGGTGATGTTACAATTGACGGCTCCTTGAATGTCTTTAATACGAATATTATTGGTAATGTTTTTATAGCTGAGAATGCATTTATTCGCGAAAACATATTTATGGATTTTTCGGGCGGGACAATGCTCCATGGCGAAAACCGCAAATTTGGTTTCAATACTTTGACGCCTCAAGCCACGATTGATATTTCAAGCGACTTGGTTCGAACCATTGATATGCACACAACGACCGCAACCAATAAAAATGTGATTGCTCGGAATGTTTTTAACCAAGGAATGACGGTGAATGTGGAGCCGACACGTGCATACATTGATTTTTACGTGGACAATCCAATGAACCTGGCCACAGAGAATTTCAATGGTAGACTGGTTTATGACCAGGGCGGAAATTTCACCATCGATGTTTCCAACATTGTCAAATTCAAGCCCCGTGTCATTTTCTCTCAAGATTTGAGCAAGAATTTGGTGGCAGATGAGCGTGTGATTATTTATGGAAACCCTTTGGCTGATGTTCCCTACATTCCAGCCATATATGGCGACAACACATTTAAAACGGGGACGGCCGCCTACTTGGTCGCCGGCGACAATTCCTCAAATGCCTTCTTCCGTCTTGGCACCGAAAAAGGTAGCGGAATGACTTTGGGCGGTGGCTACTTTCCTAATAATAAAATCATGGGCGTGGTTGCCCTGATTGATGCATCGAATACAAAATATCCGGCGATGAACATCATTTCCGGCAATTTGACAAATAATTTGAAAACCTCGATTGCCGTAAATAAATACAATGTCTCTACATTGAATGGGGCAAACCGTTATGCAATGGATATCAATGGACCAGTGAAGCTGGCGCACCAAGAATTGATTGTCGCGGCCGACGTTTCGTTCCAGGTTTACAAAACCGCATTCTTTGGGAGCACCGGATACGCCATCGGAAGTCCTGCGTCTGCCAATCCATACACTCAATTCTTTTTAAAAACGGTGGATGGCGGGTATACTTGGATACAAAGTCGTATCGTTGATAACAACGGAAACCCAAACCCAAACAGTTTGGAAAATACTGCCCATTATTTCAATGCGCTCTATACAGACCCATCGGATACATTAATTGCAGGTGACAATCGATATTTTTATCGTTCTATAAATGGCGGACAATCATGGACCACAGTATCATTTACCGGCGCGGGTGTTAACGATGGTATCAATACCACCTCCATATTTATATCAAACAAGGGGTTGTCATTTGAAAGAATGATTGTAGGAACTGGTATCAATAGTGGAATTAGTAATGGTGTTATTACGAACACTCCGCGTGCCACATGGACTACAACTGGAATTTCCACTTTGTATTATTCAACTGGATTATCTGCTGTGAATGCAATTCACGGTTATGGGTTGGACACGGTGATTGTCGGCGCTGGTGGAATTGTCCCATATCGAACATATATATCATTAGGTGTTGACCCCGTTTTTGGAACGCTTGTTGCAAACAGTTCTACATTCTACGATGTCAAAGTATTCAATGATGGTGCAGTGAACCACGCGGTTGCGGTTGGTTTAAATACAATTTGGTATACACATAATTTGCTTTGGACTGGCTCTGCATACACAGTGACCTGGGCGCAAGCGCCAAGCTTTACTGGCACACTAAAGTCCGTTCACGTGCTTGACACAATGCGTGCAATCGCGGTGGGTGATGGGGGTCTGATAATGTATTCGATTGATGGGTTTGCGACTTGGAACACTGTAACAACTGTGGATAATAATTCTCTGGTAGCGGGTGTCAATTTGGCAACCATTGCGAGTTTGGATGTCAATGATTTTGTTATATCCGGGATAATCCAGAATTATACAACGTCGGGTCGAACCAAGATGTTCAACTTGTATGCGCCCTATTTCTTGAACCGGCCAAACAATCATGTATTAGAGGCGTCTGGAAACATGGTGGTGTCAGGTGACCTTCAAATCAATGATGCCGGTCAAATACTCACTACGAATAACACGACTTTCAATATTTTACCCACGGTTGCAAGAGAAATCAACATCGGAAACACCGCGGTCGGTGGAAACACCAATGTGAAGGCCAATTTGGATGTCACGATGGACGTAACGGGTCGTCAAAATATGCTGTTGTATGGGGACGCTTCTCTCAATATGAAACTTTTTGTAGGAGGCGACGTGTCGTTGAATTCCAAACTGTATGTTGTGAATGACGCATCAATGAATGCCAAGTTGTCTGTAGGAGGCGATGTGTCTTTCAATTCCAGACTGCGTGTCGTGAATGACGTGTCAATGAATGCCAAGTTGTCTGTAGGAGGCGATGTGTCTTTCAATTCCAGACTGCGTGTCGTGAATGACGTGTCAATGAATGCCAAGTTGTCTGTAGGAGGCGATGT